AGTGCAAAATTTAGTACACGATCTTGAAATTGTTGATGCAGAATTACACGATTTAAAACTGCCTCCAATAACTGATGATATACAATTAGATAATAGAGTTTGTATGTTTTATGTAATTAATCAATTAAAAGATATGGTTACAGAAAAAGATGATGAACAAAAGATAATCCAATTAACAGAATTCTATAATCAATTAGTTTTTAATCTTGGCATCAATGCTTTACATAATCATAAAAATGATTGGGAGCATAGATAATGGCAAGTAAATTATATCATCATATCCATAGGAACAAGTTATCAAAATCTGTAACTTGCGATGGGTGTGCAGAAATGTTTGATGAAAGTGAAATAGACTTTACTCATGCAGATTATTTTAGGTGCGAAGATTGTGCCGAAAAGCATTCCGAAGAGGGATATAGACTTTATTGGGGAAAGCCTAGTAAAGACTATCAACAAAAACTATCTGACAATGGAGGACATAATGACAGATAAATTTACAAAACCAATTTTAAAAAATTTAAGAATAAGCCTACAAGATATATTAAGAGCAGAAAGTAAAAGCGATAAGATACCTTTTGAACTCACTCTTGGTAATTGTTCTTTTGACGAAGACCAAGCAAAGTTTCAATTGATTGTTACTTTTAAAGGTAATTCTGTCCAAGATATTACAAGGAAAAAGCAGAGAGAAGATTTAGAACTTAATGCAAAATACTTTGGTTTAGACTTGGAGAGAAAACACCCTAGATACACTCTCATTGGTTATAAAGTTAAATCCAGGAAATTACCTTGGATTATTACAGATAATCAAAAGAGTGGCGAATACATTATATCTGATGATCAAGCAAAAAGATTGTTTGGTAAACAAGATGTAAATGAATTTCTTGAGAGACAAAAAGAGGCTCAAGTTAATGGATAAATTAAAACTAAAAGACCTTGATCAACTCAGAGAATGGGTTGATCAAATGTATTGGGACTTTGATAGACTCAGTAGAAGTGGTCAAGAAACTCTAGATAAAATTGCAGAGAAACTTGGCATGGAAAGTAATGCAGATGTTGAGAATAGAATTAATCGAAACATTGCAGACTTACAAGAAAGAAACCCAACTTGGACAAGAGAACAAGTTTATACGGAGGCATTGAAACTTGGCTAGAAAAATAAATTTAAAAGCAAAAGAAAAATGGAGGGCACGAGGAGTTTCTCGTGTCCCAAGATATCATTTTACAGAAGTACCTAACAATGAATATGGTCGTCTATTTATAAAAGCACTCAAAAGGTTTTTAAATAAAGATGGTTATTATATTACTGTAAAAGGACAACACTTGAGAGAAGATGTTGATTGGAGAAAATATCAACATGGTCAACCTCAATATGCATCAACTCATCTTAGAGTTTACTTAGATAGAAGGAGGGGCGAAGAATGAAACATTCAACACCTTGGAAAGGCATGATTAGGAAAGAAGCTCAAGATCATAAACTTTTAGAAATGTCTGCCTTGCTAGAAGATTATCTAGAGCATCACTTGGATGTAATTACTGATAGTGAATGGTTTAGAGACTTAGTAGAAGAAAAAGTTAAAAAACTTTTGGTTGGCGAAGAACAAAAAAGGGGGATAAATAGTGATTAAAGAAGTTTCTTTATGTAGTGGAATCGGAGGCTTCTCTCTCGGTTTCGAATGGGCAAAATTCGCAGAGCCAATCATGTTCTGCGACTTTGATGAATGGTGTAGAAAAGTTTTAAAAAAGAATTGGAATGATATTCCAATTTATAATGATGTTAAGGAGATCGCAAATGACCCAAGAAGATTTATTTCAAGCAAAATTAACAAAGGAGAAAAATGGGTGCTCACAAGTGGATACCCATGCCAACCATTTTCGGTCTCGGGAAATCGCAGAGGAGAAGAAGACCCTCGGCACATCTTTCCGTACATCCATAGAATTGTTGAACAAACAAGACCCACTTATTGTGTTTTCGAAAATGTTTATGGGCATGTCTCAATGGGACTTGACGAGGTACTCTTTGAAATGGAAAGGATCAACTACCATACGAGGCAATTTGTTGTTTCGGCTTCAAGTGTCGGAGCGAGACACAAAAGAGACAGACTCTGGATCATCTGTAAAAATGTGGGCGACACCGAATACAATGGATGCTCTACCTCCGAGATCGGAAGAAGCGACCAAGAGATTACAAGAGGGTCACAGAAAAGGTCGGAAGAGACCGAGCAATCTAAGGGAGCAAGTGGACAAGAAGACAATGGCTCTTTACGAAACGAATTATCCGACTCCAACAACGAAAGGATTCGGTCATGCCTCGGAGGGAATGACATTGATCTTCAGAAAGAAAGTGGAGAACGGAGAGATGACGGAACAAGAGGCTCAAGCAATGATGAACGGAGTAACCTTGAGACCACCTCGGATGAAGGAGTGGAAATATCCGACACCGAATGCAGGTTTAGTGAAACACAGTTACAACGGCAATCACGAATATTACAAGAAGAGATTGAGGGACGGCAGACAAGTGGACTTGGCTCACAAGATTTTCCAAGAGGAGGGAGACGGCAGACTCAATGCGAATTGGACAGAGTGGCTAATGGGTTATCCTATTGGATGGACGAACCTCGAGGAGTCCCAAGAGTCACAGTCGAACAAAAAAACAGACCTCAAAGATTGAGGATGTTGGGAAATGCGATAGTTCCCCAAATAGCGATGCAAATAGGTTTAGCTTTAAAGGAGGATATGAAAAATGGATAAACCAATAGACGTAAAAAGAAGAGGTTATTTAAACTACTTCAAAGATGGAGTAACTGATGCTTTAGTTAATAATGTTGCAGATGATTATAAAAAATTCTCTGCTTACTATAAACAAGGTTACGAATTTGGTTTAGAACTATATGACGATTTGTATGGTAAAGATTGGGAAAGTAATTGAAGTTGCTTGACTTCCCAGGAATAATAATGCTAAAGAAGAAAGGCACGGAGCAATATCAGGAATTGCTTATGTTTGGTCGGAGAGTTTTGTCCTCCCCTTATCCTCTCCGACCACCTTAAAATCACCTTCAATAAAAGCAGACGGATGTTGTTTTCTAATCTCTGCGAGTCTTGCTACAATTTCTTCACGAGATAACTGATCTAGTTGATGAGTTGTTTCTCTTCGATCTATAGTTAAGCCTCCAAGTGCAGAGCGTATCTTCTCGGCATTGATCGCAGACGAAAATTGACCTTCTGCCTCTGCTCCTCGACTTAAATCATGAAGACGTTTGAGTTGACCCATAAGACTAACACCATATTTCTTTTCTCTAATCTCTCGGAGTTCTTTAAGATGTTCAGTTACCAAGGGGAAATCCCGACCATTCAACAAAAGACTTGCAGTTTTATATGCTTGTCCTTCAGAATAACCTGCCCGTCTTGCACATTCGGCATTGCTATAGATGCCTTCACAAACAAGTTTACAGAATTCTTTTTGTCTATTAGTAAGAAATTTTTCTTTAGCCATGAAAATATAATAGGGTTTTTCTCATATTATTTCAATTCAAAACGAATAAAAATGTTTGCGGCTTCAGTTTGTCCTACTCAAGTGTGCCAAGTGTGCCATACAAGTGTGCCATACTATTTAAAGCCCACAAACGATTACAGAAGAATTTGTACACTTGTACACTTGTACACCTATTTTGAAAAAAATAAAAATAAAATAAAAAATTATGAGAGAAACACTATATAAAAATTAAACTGCTTGACTTTTATAAGATAATTTAGGACAATTAATAAAAACTTAGGAGTATAAAATGGAAACTTTAGATAGAAGAGTAGACATGCCTATAGAAGAAGCGATTAACAGATTAGAAAGAGTTGTTTCTGATAATTGTGAAGACCTAAGAAAAATAGATGGAGGTTATGTTTATGCAGATGAACTTATGTCGGCCTGGAAAAAAGTTTTAAACGAAACAAACATTTAATGTTTAAAGCCATGCTACTGATATGCTCCTTGGTTCATGGATCGGGAGACGAGATGAAATGTTTTGAGCTTCATGATATGGAGGCTCCCAATGGATACACTACTGAAGAGGAGTGTATGGGTAGGATACATGAGATGGTGGATTTAACGAGAAGCATAGTGCCATTTCCGTATCAAGTAAAATATAAATGTTCAAAAACAATGGAGAGGACACACAATGAAATTAGAAACGAAGAAGTTGGTTAAACAAGCAACTGCAAAAAACAAGTACCCAAAATACGATACTCAATATATGAATTACAACGAAGCAGATTCTTATTACATAGAGGTTTACACGAATGTAAAAAGAGTTATTAAGTTAGAAGCCAGAACTGAAGAGGAAGCAATTAAGAAAGCCTTGAAGAGGGAAGAGCGAAGGAAGACTAGAAACTGTTATGAGTTTGTTGATTGTGATTATAATATAGTGGAGAAAAAAGAATATGAGGCTTATAGACAAAATAATAAAGAGGTTTGAGGAGGAAGCAGTTGAGTTTGCTTCCGTGGGTATGGATGAAGAAGCGAAAGATGCAAGAAGATTGGCTTCTAAATATACAGAAATGAAATACAATGGGCACACACACTCATTAAGAATGGAGATAAATGAAAAATGGAAGAAGTAGACAAGCGTTTAGAAAATTCAAAACTTTATCAAGAAATAAAAACACATTGTGCCCCTCGTTGTCCGAGATGCCAAGGTACTTTACAGACGATGAACGTACATGGACATGAACAATGTGTCTTGTGCCATAGTATCGTGGATGATTGTTGCCAAGGATCTCAATTAAAATGAGTGACAATGTAATTAAATTTCCATATAAAGTTAAGAGAACAGGTAAACCCGTACCTTTGGTATGTGAGATAGCTGCACAACAATTTGATCAAGTTATGATTGTAGGAACAAATACTAAAGATGGATATGTTCAGATGATTACAACTATGAAAGACCCAGCCGAGGTGCTTTGGCACCTCGAGTCTGCAAAGTTTGGTATAATGAATGGACTTGAAGAGGAGGAGAATGATGAGTAAGCAGAATGGAAAAAAAGATATACACTCTAAAGTTAGAGATAACGTCATCCCTTTTCCCAAACCATCCACACCTAGCCGTAGCAGTAGCAAAGAAGATGTGGGAAGTGGGGAGAGATACACAATCTATTTCGAACCAGATTGGGACGGATGGGGAGACGATTCAGAAGATAGCAAAACTTGAAGGTTGGAAAAGAAAAGAAAGAAATTTTCTTGATGGTTGGGGTGGTTATTGGGGACCTTACCTAACAACAGAAGAAGAAAGAGAATTACCAGATTGGGATTGGAGTGGAACTGATCATCCTGATGCAGTGAAACCCGAAGAGCCATACAAAGGAAAGAGAACGACAAGACAATCAGCGAGTTCATCATTACTCAACGACATATAAGGGGACAATATGCAATTCAAATACAAGACAAAGCCTTATGCTCATCAAGAGGAGGCTTTACAAAGAAGTCACGATAAGAAAAATTTTGCATACTTTATGGAAATGGGTTGTGGCAAATCAAAAGTTTTAATTGATAACATCTATTGGCTATGGCAACAGAAACTAATTGATACGGCAATCATAGTTGCACCCAAAGGTGTATATATGAATTGGAAAAACAATGAGATACCAATTCATTTACCCGATGACATGGATCCCGATATATATTTATGGAAAGCTAGTGCAACAAGAAACGAAAAGAAAAAATTAAGCGAAGGTGTAACCAAGCGAGATAAGTTTAGAATATTATTAATGAATGTAGAGTCATTCGTTACCAAAAAAGCACCCGTGTTCCTTGAATCGTTTACCCACAGAAGTGAATTTATGTTAGCGATTGATGAGTCAACAACAATCAAAAACATGAAAGCGAAACGTACAAAAGCAATAATGAAATTTGGGGGAACTGCCAAGTATAAAAGAATACTAACGGGTTCTCCGATAACACAATCGCCTTTGGATTTATATTCACAGTGTGCTTTTCTAAATTCAAAGCTTCTTGGATATGATAGCTATTGGTCTTTCCAAGGACGATTTGCCATAGTTAAACAACAGAGAATGGGCAATCATAGTTTCAATCAAGTTGTTGGCTATAAAAATTTGGAAGAACTAACACAGAAACTAAAACTGTTTGCTCACAGAACAACCAAGAAAGAAGCCTTGGACTTACCCGATAAAATTTATACAACACGGCAAGTTGATTTAACATCAACACAAATAGATCAATATATAAGTATGAAGAAAACATCTGTCATCTTTTTAGAAGAAGGAGACATGGTTACTGCACCCGAAGTTATGACAAGACTTCTTAGACTACAACAATTGCTTTGTGGATACCTTGTGAATGATGATGGAGAGACAGTAGAACTTGCCAACAACAGAATAAAAGTAATGATGGAAGTCATTGAAGAAATGGATGGCAAAGTAATTATATGGTCAAGGTTTCGTTACGACATAAAAAAGATTAAAAATGAATTAGCTAAAACCTATGGATCGGGTGCCGTGGTCACTTATTATGGCGACACTTCCCAGGAAGATAGAGACTCGGCAATACATAACTTTCAAACAAATCCAGAAACGAGGTTTTTTGTCAGTAATGCACAAACGGGGGGCCGTGGTATAACATTAACGGCTGCCTCAAACGTAATTTATTACTCCAATGATTTTAACCTGGAGTCAAGAAAACAATCAGAAGACAGATGTCATA